TTACTTCTTCGCCTCTGCAACCACTTTACTACCCACGCCGCGGTTATTGTATTCCCACATGCGGTTGTAGTTAGTGTCATTCAGATTGCGCTGTATTTCGTCGTTATCATCTACGCTGCCGGTATTACCCGCAAACGGACGATTAGAGATCACCGCATCGGCCCACGGTTTAGCCGTGTTAAAACCTTCGTTGATGGCGCTATCACGGATCACCACCTGACCGTTGGTATTGGCATCAACATCCAGCGAGCGGCCCAGTTGCGCCACACCATCACCGAAAGCATTGAAACGGCTGTTTACGGCGAGGAAACCGTAGTAAATGTTGGACAGCGTAGCCGGTGCAAACACATACGCTTCTTGCTGAGTACGTGAGTTCACCACGCGGAATTCGGTGTTATCGAACACCACTGCGCCGCGACCAGAAACGATATCCACATCCCCTTCAATGTAGCTGTTGGTCACCAGCGTACGCGGCTGACGATTCGTTTCCAGACGGTTCTGCACACCGCTGTTGGTGACAAAGAAGGTGTTCTGACGACCGAGAATGTTAACGTTGTTAATCTGTACCTGGTCACCATCAGTACGCAGTGCCACCGCCGGATGGTTACCTGCATCTACGCTATCGCCCAGCGTGTTTTCGATGGTCAGATTTTGCAGTTGCAGGCCATTGTTTTGTGACCAGAAGACCGCAGAGCAGAGAACACCGATACTGTCGCTGCGTTTGCTCTGGCAGCTATCGTACATATACCACGCTGGTTTACCTGGCATATATTTGCCGCGCGGGTTGACGTCGTGACGCCAGTCGGCAGGGCTCATGCCACCATCAAGGGAAAGCCCAATCTTCACATCAATCGGTTTTTCACCTGTACCGTACAGAGTAATTCCACCCGGAGCGGCAGGGACATATACCGTTCCCTGATACTCACCAGGCATCACGGCAATATACTGGCGCTTGTTGGTACGCTTGATAATTGCCGCATCTACCGCCGCCTGAATCGTGGTATGCGTTACACCTTGAGTGCCCGCCGGGCCGACAACAAAGTCAGGTTGCGCAGGCAGGGTAATCGGGGAAGGATTCCACGCTGCTGCACCTGGTGTCAGGGATGCAAAATAGTGTTGAGCATCGAAATTCTGCGCTTCTTTTGCCGACAGAATCGGGCGAGAAGAGGTACCAGGCGCGGTTTGATCAGAAGGACGTTGATCGGGCGGGGTTGAGCTACAGGCGGTCAGCGTCACGCCAAAAGCCAATGCCAGCGCCAGACGGGAAACTGAAAATGTGTTCACAGGTTGCTCCGGGCTATGAAATAGAAAAATGAATCCGTTGAAGCCTGCTTTTTTATACTAAGTTGGCATTATAAAAAAGCATTGCTTATCAATTTGTTGCAACGAACAGGTCACTATCAGTCAAAATAAAATCATTATTTGATTTCAATTTTGTCCCACTCCCTGCCTCTGTCATCACGATACTGTGATGCCATGGTGTCCGACTTATGCCCGAGAAGATGTTGAGCAAATTTATCGCTTATCTGCTTCTCATAGAGTCTTGCAGACAAACTGCGCAACTCGTGAAAGGTTGGCGGATCCCCTTCGAAGGAGAGACCTGATGCTTTTCGTGCGCGCATAAAATACCTTGATACTGTGCCGGATGAAAGCGGTTCACGACGAGTAGATGCAATTATGGTTTCTCCGCCAAGAATCTTTTTGCATTTATCAAGTGTTTCCTTCATTGATATCCCGAGAGCATCAACATGCAATGTTGTTGGGATAGCAATTTTTACGCCTGTTTTGCTTTGCTCGACATAAAGATATCCATCTACGATATCAGACCACTTCATTTCGCATAAATCACCAACTCGCTGCCCGGTAACAACAGCCAGTTCCATTGCAAGTCTAAGCCAACATGGTGATGATTCTGCTGCTTGATAAATTTTCAGGTATTCGTCAGCCGTAAGTCTTGATCTCCTTACCTCTGATTTTGCAGCGCGAGTGGCTGCGACCGGGTTTGTTGTTATATGGCCTTCAGCTATAGCCTCTCGGAATGCATCGCTCAGTGTTGATCTGATTAACTTGGCTGATGCCGCCTTGCCCTCGTCTATGTATCCATTGAGCATTGCCGCAATTTCTTTTGTGGTGATGTCTTCAAGTGGAGCATCAGGCAGACCCCTCCTTATTGCTTTAATTTTGCTCATGTAATTTATGAGTGTCTTCTGCTTGATTCCTCTGCTGGCCAGGATTTTTTCGTAGCGATCAAGCCATGAATGTAACGTAACGGAATTATCACTGTTGATTCTCGCTGTCAGAGGCTTGTGTTTGTGTCCTGAAAATAACTCAATGTTGGCCTGTATAGCTTCAGTGATTGCGATTCGCCTGTCTCGGCCTAATCCAAACTCTTTACCCGTCCTTGGGTCCCTGTAGCAGTAATATCCATTGTTTCTTATATAAAGGTTAGGTGGTAAATCCCGGCGCTCATGACTTCGCCTTCTTCCCATTTCTGATCCTCTTCAAAAGGCTACCTGTTACTGGTCGATTTAAGTCAACCTTTACCGCTGATTCGTGGAACAGATACTCTCTTCCATCCTTAACCGGAGGAGGGAATATCCTGCACTCGCGTACCCATCGACGAACTGTTTCAAGGCTTCTTGGGCGTCGCTGGCGAGCGTTCCACTCCTGAAGTGTCAAGTACATCGCAAAGTCTCCGCAATTACTCGCAAGGGAACGAGTAGTGGTTGATTTTTCTCCAACAAAAAAGGAGCCGAAGCTCCTTTGATGATTAAAATTCGAATTGTCTCGCCCGAAGGCTTTTCAACATTGGTCTTGCCCGTTCGAAAACGGCGCTTGTCTGGTCAAGTCGTGTCGCCTCCCTGAGCAGTACATCTCTGTTTTTCGTCACCGCATAGAAGGTTTCAAACGCAATGTCATACAGCTTACTCGCGTATGATGAGTTAAGTTCCTTCATTATCGGGTACAGGAGTTTGCAGATGTCCTGTGCATTCTCCATCTGTACCTGCATGTAGCAGAGGAGGATGATTTCCTCGTCTGTGAATTGCTGCGCTGGTTGCATGCTGCGAAGTTTCTTTTCGCACTCGATGAAGTATCGGCGTATCTGGCGGCCTTTTTCGTTGCGCTCCACCATAGCCAGTTCTTTGGCTGTATCGAGGGTGAGGTGGTAGTCCTTGCGGTTGTGACCGCCTCTACCAGATGTTTGCTTTCCCAAATTGGAAAGCAAAATATAGTCTTGATTTTCAATGAATTTGTATTCTGAAATGCGATTTGTAATCCATGCCGCAAACACCTTTTTCACGCCTAAAAAAGCATGCAGATCGCGGGCATTGCAGAGTAGGGCTGTTTCGTTGGCGATAGTGCCGTTGAATACGGGGATGAGTTGACTGGTCATGATGACCTCCTTTGAAGTTTTAGTTAGCAATCACCAGTTAGTGGCTGGTGATCGGGTGTCAACTAGAGCCTTCAAAGATGCTCCGGGCATATTCCCCTTGCGGGTATTGTATTACGCCTCTCCACCCGACCTTTGTACGGATGTGACTATGCCAAATTGCAGGCATAAAAAAGCCGCAAAGCTATCGGGTGCGGATGACCGCTTTGAAGTTCTAGTGCGGTCAGTATGCGATAGCTCTGGCGGATTTGTCAAATCATGTGGTCTTTATCTTGCTGTAAGCCGCGCCATTCGGGATTTTCCCCAAATTTGGGGGAAACTATCTGCGAAGTATTCACCTTTGACGGCAAGTTTCAGGTTAGCCACGACCTTCCTCCTTTGGCTTGTGAATTTGTATCGTCATGCCGCTTTGAGTGGTGACTACAATGACAGAACCAGGCTGAAGGCTGTTAAGATTGAATGCTTCGTAAAACGAATCCAATGCCAGTGCTTTTTTATTCTTTCGGTCCCACCAACGCCATCCCTTGCTACAGGCTACACTGACAATCCACTGTCCACTCCTGTAAGCCATATAAAACCAGATGAGCAAAACCTGAAGGAAGACTATCCAGTCAATAATCGTATATTTCGCGAAGGAGTCCATTACTTCATCTCCTGCGGCGGTTCTGGTAGAGGCATCCAGTGGGTTACCTCTTTGAGATACAGGTCTTCGCCATCACCGTCATCCCAAGTGGGATTGCCATCATTAAACCAGTCGCCATATACGCCGACCTGAGTGTTGGGGATGTTTGGTGGGTAGTTGTTTTTAAAGTCAGCTGCTAACACATAGCATTGTCGCTCTCCCATTTCTGGCATTCGCTCACTACAGCTTATCCAACCATCCGGAATTACCGGAGAGTTGCCACCGGGAATATTTTCCGGAATATTTTGTTGTGCGTTTTGTGGTTGTTCGGATTTACCCTGAAGCATGGCGGCGCGGCAGGCGTTCCAGCCTTGAACCTTAGCTATTGCCACAACTGCATCGGTAAAGAACATTCTCGCGGTATCTGGCTCCGGAATTTCATCCGGCACATATGCAGGAGATGGCTTGTCAGCGAGCATTGACATCAACGCGCAGATGGTGTCCTCGCTGATTTCAAACATACCACTGGCGTTCTGCGTCGAGGATTTAAGCTCTTCGATAATGCGCTCTTTCGTAAACTCAGCCATATCCCTACTTCCCCTTGATGCTGACATTAACGCCAGCTTTGCGAATCTCATCGGCGCATCTGTTGATAATATTTCTGTGAAACTCACAAAAAATTTTCGCCGACTGCGGCCCTAATGGGTGAACATCTTGCGTACTCGGCAGCACAACCTCCCGCGCCTCCAGCTCAGAAATCCGCTTCTCTGCTGCTTCCAGCTCAACACGCAGCTTCCCTACCGTTAGCGCAATATCCTCGTTCTCCTGGTCGCGGCGTTTGATGTATTGCTGGTTTCTTTCCCGTTCATCCAGCAGCGCCAGCACGGTAGCTGGATTGGCTGCGGCGATGAATTCAGCATTGGCCTGCTGTTCTATTTGGAAATCTTCATCGAAACCGCTTTCAGGATGCGCTCCTTCAATTCTGCAAATGGGAATATATCCAGCAGCCTCGCGATGAATTAGTGCATCATCACCATCAAATCGGCCATCTCCATATTCGAGCGACCACTCGCCACACGTTGCTTTTTCTGCCTTAGCACGTAGTGCCTGATAGTCAATCTTGCTCACTGGTTGCCTCCTGCTTCTCTGCCTTCAACACCATGCGAGAACCATCATCAAGTTCCCACGCGATCTCACCACCTTCAGCCATGACCAGTCGCCACACCAATTGAGCAGCCTCATTGGTAACATCACGACCTGGATCATTGCCAACGCGCATACGTCCACCTTCAACATCGCGCATTTTTGCCAGCATGATAGTTTTTGATAGCGGTGAAAAACCAAGCTGTAGTCGTGCTGAATTACTCACTGGTTGCCTCCTTTGCGTAACTGGGCGGCGCTTCTGATCTTTCCACTCTTGACCCCAGCGAAAGCCTTTAGCCAAAGCTTACGGTTGAGTGGATCATCTGTTGAATACGGATTGTCAGTTACCTCGAGGCCTATTACGGCGGCGTAGATTCCCTCCTCGTAAGCGTTGTCGACGTCTCTGGCATTACCATCTGCATCAATTCTTCTGGCAGGCTTAATCTGATTGCTCATGCTGCACCTCCTTCGCGAAGCTGAGTGGCGAATTCATTAAGCTCAGCTAACAATTCATCAGCCCACTGAGCCGCTCTGCTTGCGTAGAGCATCTCCACACCCTGCGCCCGGACTTCAGCCAGGAAAGCATCGGTGGCTGGGGTGTCTGATTGCAGAGACTTTGCGCGATAGTCATTCCACCCTCTTGCATACATGGGATTAACTTGCACTCCATCTTTTACGCAATATGCCTGACCTCCACGGTTGATAACCTTGATTTCGTCCATAGCGCCAGACTTCAGCCCCGCATTCTCCGCCGCCAGCGCCGCGCACTTGGCCTCCGCTTCAGCAAATTTACGCACCAGATATTCAGCGTTTGTTTCGTTAACCTTTAAATCACTTGGAATGCATTTACCTTTCAGAAATCCATCCATCTCAATTAGTGACATTTGTTTCATTTTTTCCCACTCCGCCACATCGCATTCAGATATTTGTTTTGATTTACTGACGGAAAAGAATTTCTCTTAAGCAATTCCTCTCTCGATGGCATTGGCTTTACGCGTTGGCGAATAATCATTTCTGCCGGAAGAATGCCGGGATTGTATGCAAGTCCTCTCATGGTAAATTCCTCAGTCATTACTGATAGCGCCATAGCGTGAGCGGTAATTACGCAGGCGCGGGTCGATATATTCAGGGAAGTGGGTATATGTGGCTTTGCGGAATGGTCGGATTGATGTCTGGTAAATTCGCTCGCGTTCTTCTTTCTCTGCAAGCCATATACAGTGGCGAAATTCCTTTTCCTCTTTCGTTTCCTGCGGTAGAGACATTATCCGGTTGTAGTTTTTCCTGAATTTATCCAGCACCTCCGATACGGAATTGCCGGAACAGCGGCGCGGGTCATCCGCACCATACAGAGGCGCTGGCATAATGGAATCCTTATGTTGCTAATTTAGAAGGGAATTGAATCGTCGTATTCAGGATGATTTTGATGATTGCTACTTTGTTGCTGTTGGTTGTTTCCTGAAGTTGCAAATCCAATCTTTGCATTCAGTAATTCAAGAGTGATTGATTGACCATTTTGCCCCTGATAAACATCAACCCTGATGTTTTCTCCGGTAATTTCTACAATGCCACCTTCAACCAGAACGCTACGGTAGTAATCCGCTTGCGCTCCCGGCTTGGCAAATACAACGGCGCTGTAGTTTGTCCATTCTTTCTTTTTTGTCTGGCGATCGTAATACTGAACGCCAGCACGGATGTTGAATCCGATATTTTCCCCGGCCTGAAACTCTCTTGCGGGCTTGTTTAGTCTTACAGTAATCGAATGTGCCATTAAGCAGCAGCTCCTTCTAATTCGTCTCGTCTGATGTTGTAAACGTCCTGCGCTTTTTGCTGCTCAGGTGTGCCTTCGAGCATCTTCCACGCTTTGGCGAACGCCTGTTTAAGCTCTTCTACGGTGTTTTTCTGCATTGCTGCGTCAGTGAATGCTTTTAGAACCTGTTCAGGTGTAGGTGATGGTTTTGATTGCTTTGCTGCTGCGTTCTGCTGATGTTTATGCTCGTCTGTATCTGCATCTTTCGCATCATCAATGCCGAACAAACCATTGAGGCAATACTTGCGTGCATAAGAGCTTGTAGCTCCAGTAACTTGTGCAGAATCCATTCCTTTCTTGCTTTCTTCCTCTCGTGCAAGAGCGGTTGCCGTATGGCTGTTTTCGCCATCGGTAATAGTTGCCGTGGCTTTCACGTAATACCGATCACCAATCAACACAACTTCATCGCTGATTGATAAAAACAGACCATTCAGTAACGGCTTAACGCCTTCAAGAATATCTTCGCAGCTTCTGTATTTATATTTACCGAATGAGTTGTACTGATTCTTTGGCGCGTTCAGATTCTCCTGAATAGCTGCCAGTCTTGCGTAAAATTCTTTGCTCATATGATTGTTCTCAGAATGGACACGGCCCAAGGAAATAACGCTGATTTAATACTTCGACTCGGGACAAGTTAAGGCATACCCGCATTCCTTCGCGGTCGCCATTATGTCGATACCAGAGAGCTTTCTGCGTGTACATGCGCCTCTGTAACTTGCTCTCCTTCACTGTGGTTGCAAGTGACATGAATATCTCCTTCGTTACCGATTAATTCTTTCATCTGACGAATGAATTCTTCGTCTGACCAGTTATCTGTAAAACTCATTTCCTGCGATACCATGGAAGGTTGATAGCTGATTTCATTGCTTTATTTGCTTCAAGCCACATTTTTGAATCACCAATAAATCTGGCTATTACTGCTTTGTTCTGTGCAGCACGAAGCATCTGGTGATTGATGGCTATTTCATTGCGCATAATAAGACCTCAACTCTTTTCCATCCGTCACGTAATTTACGGGTGATTCGTTCAAGTAAAGATTCATTTAGTTGGAAGGCACCCATGCGAGCGCCTCCCGCGATTGCGTAAATCATGGGTGGTTCCTTATGTTGGTTTTATTAGTAGGTTATTTTTGTTGCGAATACTTCGCCTTTTACGATGGCTGTTATGATATTTTTAGCAACATCTTCTGGTGCGCCAACCTTGATAAGGTCAGCAAGTATTTTGTTATTTACTTCTTTCCGGTGAGCTTTATCCTTTGCTCTACGCTCTTCTTCTTCCTTGATTCTTTTTTCTTCTGCTATTCTGGCTTGCTCTTTTGCTTCAGCCTCGCGCCGGATTCGTTCAGCCTCCTCCTGTGCTTTTCGGTGTTCTGCTTCAATTGCCGCCTGCTTTTCTCTTTCAGCTCGTTCTGCTGCCTCTTTTGCTTCGCGCTGTGCTCGTTGCTCGGCTTCAATGCGTTCACGCTCTGCACGTTCCGCTGCGGCCTTAGCTTCTGCTTCTCGCCTTGCTGCTGCTTGAATTTCGGCTTTTGCCTTTGCTTCGGCTTCTGCTCTGGCTTTCTCTTCAGCTTCTCTTTTTAAGCGTTCTTCATGCTCTCGCTTTTCCTGCTCCGCTTTGAGTCTTGCCTCTTCTCTTTGGCGGTCAAATTCGCGATCCATCAAAATAGCTATTTCATGGTCAGACTCAATTTGCTTTGCGAGAGCTTCAGCTGCTGCCTTAGCTTCTTCTTCGGCTTTAATCCGCGCCTGTTCTTCCTCATAATCAGTAAGAGGCTGGCGCGCCTTGGCTTTCAGTTCATCAAGGCGATCGCGCACTGTCTTGCGGTTGGCATCAATTAGCTTTGGAATTTCCTTCAGTTCAGCAACAAGGTCTTTGCCAAGACCATCGAGATATGTTTTCGTCTGCGCAACTTTATACGCCAGAGAAGCGATCTCCTTTCTGCCCTTTGCTGTTGTGATATCAGGCACAAAGGACATAACTTCACGTTCAACCTTTTGAAGGATTTCTTCAATCTGGTCGGCAGACTGAAATACAGTCATTGCATTTGATTTTTCAATAACAACTAAATCTGTTACTTCACTCATATATCCTCCGTCAAAAAATTGCCCTCACACTGGAGGGCAAAGAAGATTTCCAATAATCAGAACAAGTCGGCTCCTGTTTAGTTACGAGCGACATTGCTCCGTGTATTCACTCGTTGGAATGAATACACAGTGCTTATTCGTACTAATAAAACACCCAGTTTTCTGTTTCTTGGTTGTGTCCAAAGTTATATTCAATATCTGGTGTTGATGTATCAATATTCTTCATCCCATCAACAAGAGTTGATACAACAGCCAAATCTTGTTTGATTCTCATTAAATGGTATTTCTTCCGGCGCAATAAACTTTCAATGGCAAGTTTCTTCGTTGGGAATGCAAAAGATCTTTCTGCATTTTTTGCTACTTTCTTAATTGCATATCTATTTCTCTTTTGTTTCCATTCCTGTAACCACTGATTTGGTGCTGGTTTAAAATTAACAATCCAATGCGCAGGAACCAACCATGCATAATGCTCTGTCTGATGAAAAGCTATATATTGAAGTGCGAATATTTTTATCCCATCTTCTTCAACTGTCGCCTGGAATCTCCAGAAAACAGGCATTCCATCATGTTCAGTTTCTGATTCAGGAAAAGGTACGCTCCATGATTTTGTCATATCTCACCTCAAATAAGTGGTTTGCTGCGAAAGTAAATACGCTTAAGTTACCTGTTATTTATCCCACCAAGTTCCGTATCTATCTATCCAGTTACACCAATCATCGACACTCCATTTTGTTGTGTCGCATTTTGGCAACTGGCATGAATATCTACCTTCTTTGTAAAGTCGGCGTTTGACTTTCTTGAGCATGGCTCACCTCAATCGTAATAAGCTGGAATTGATTTTCCGCGTTGCTTCTGGCGGCCTGAGCATGTCACACCCATTTCACTGCGTGGCTTGCTGTACCATGTGCGCTGATTCTTGCGCTCAATACGTTGCAGGTTGCTTTCAATCTGTTCGTGGTATTCAGCCAGCACCGTAAGGTATATCGGATTCAGTGCGCTTTCTACTCGTGATTTCGGTTTGCGATTCAGCGAGAGAATAGGGCGGTTAACTGGTTTTGCGCTTACCCCAACCAACAGGGGATTTGCTGCTTTCCATTGAGCCTGTTTCTCTGCGCGACGTTCGCGGCGGCGTGTTTGTGCATCCAT